TCACGACCTGTTACTGACTCGTGGTGTAAACGAACCCATTCCATTACCGCTTGTGCACCTGAAGGTGTAATTGGATCGAATAGGGTCATTGTTAAATCATTCCATTTTAATTTACCTTTTACTTTACGGTAAACGTTTATGTGATTCAATATGATTTCATCCTGTGAAAATCCTACAGATGAAATTCCTTTAATTAAATATGCAGGGATACCATCTACGTACATAATAAATCTATTCTGTACCTTAGGTTCAAAGGCTGTGAAGAAAATTTCGTTTGAATCTAATATTGCCATTTTATTTTATTTTATTATAAATATTCAACTTTTAAAGAATTATGCTGGGAAAGTAGCTCCAGTAGGAAGGATGTTGAAATCTAGGATAATAAATTCAGCTGTTTTAGTTGGTTGTAAATAAATTTGACCAATTAACTGATTTCTATCTATAGCTTCCGGAGTATTATTTGAATCATCCATTACTACTTTAAACGCATACAATCCTTGTTGTTGTTGTACTGATTCTAAATATGGGTTAACTTGAGATAAGAAACTATTTCTAGTAGCAATTGTGTTTTGTTCGAACACTAATGTATTTGAAATTTGGTTAATTCTATCTTTCAAAGTAATTAACAATCTACGAACATTTACACGATCAAGTGCAGATGGTTGAGTTTGTAATGTTTTCTGACCGAATACTACAACACCTGAACCAGGGAATGTAGCTACTGGGTTTACTTTGTTTTGATATAATGTATTTCTATCTGCTTGAGTTAATTTCTTTTCAGCTCTTACTACAGTAGTCATTGAACCACGATTTAAACCTGCTGGGGCAAACCATGAAGCAGCTGTTGTATCGTTGAAAGCATAAACTGCCGGAATCATTGTTGAGGCAGGTACCCATTCAAATTCACCTGTAATAGGATCTACTGTTTGAACCCAAGGCCAATATGAAGCAGCATATGAACTATCAATACTATTTGCTGTGTTTGAAGCTGCACTAACTGTACTGTTATATAATTCAAGATCAATTACTGCAATAGCATCACCTCTATTTTGAGTATTATTAATTAAAGTTTTTAATTGAGTTTGATGTGTTGCGGCAGCATAACACAATCCAGGAGTAGCAATTACATTATAAGCATATTCGTCTTGATTTGACATTAACGTAATAGCTTTACTGTAATCAGAAGCACCTAAACCTTGAGTGTTGGTGTTTGAAATACTTTGATTATATAAATCACCACCATTTGTTAAGTTACCAATCGCGGCACCAAATGATCCTGATCCATTTGCAGGAATAGATCCTGTAAATTGATTTTTAGCCATTCCTAAATTATCAAAATAATTTGGAGTAGTAAAGTTTACTTGTTTTACTGTAATGTAATTACTCTTATTAGGATAATTACCTGTAGCAGTTACATATAAATTATCTGATGAGGTGTTAAATGTTTGATTACCAATTACTTTCTCAATATAGTTAACTTGAGTTGGATCTAATGATATTGGGCCCCAAGTTTCTAATACTGTTTTAACATTGTTATTATCATTACCACGACGAACTAGTAAGTTAAACGTACCTGATGCTGTATTAGCGTTAACAATTTCCCATCTTATGTTAACATTTGATCCTGATGCTAATGATCCACTAGCATCTAGAGATGAAGTACTATTTTGATTAGCACCCCAACTTAATGTTTGAAGAACAAATACTGATTGACCAGTAGTAGGACCACCAGCTGAACCAGAAGCAATAAAACTTGATGTTGCAGGTGAGAAGTTACCACTAGCTACACGTGTAACCCATAAACTATTTCCACCATTTTGGAAATAATTAAATGCAGCTGTTGATGTAAAATAAGTATATTGATTACTTGATGCACTGATAAAACTTCCACCGAAGTAAGTTAAATATTCACTAAATGTAGTGACTCTGCGTGGGATATAAGGTTGTCCTAAAACAGTTGGGCCGATAATAGAAGCACCTATAGGAGCAGGAGCGGCGGCTGTTACTGTTGAATCATTTTCTCTTGATAATACGCCAGGAGATAAAAGTGTTTCTGCCATTTTAGATTAATTTTATTTGATAATAAATATATTGTCTTTTTTCAAAAGTAAATAATACTTTCTACAACATTTGCAAAAACTTTTTAAAAAAATATTAGTACGATTCTTTAAAAATATACCTTTATTCTATAATACATATTTAATTCCTTATTAAGGAATATTAGTTGTTGGGGTTTCACTGATAACAATTTGAGAGCTGTTGGAGAATTTAGAAATTGCAGTTGTTCCTTTTTGTACGTTATCAGGGATAATATATCCATTTAACTGAATGTCAAAGGTACTTCTAACTATTCTTTCATTATCTTGAGCTAATTCGGTTTGGAACCCAAATGAATTAATCATAGCTCTAAATTTGTATCTTTCAGGATTACCCCAATACGCATCTGATGCATATTCTATAGATTCAACTATTTTATTTAATTGGTCTACATAATATGTAAAAGCGGCACACGTATATGTTATTGTTACATAATCAGGTACTACTGTTGCGTAATATTGGATTTGAGGTTTTCTATTATTTAATACATTAAAGTTATCATATGCATTTCTAGGATCATACATTTTTTTAGAAACACTATAATTGTTAGGGTTATTGGCATCTAATTTATTAGCAATAGTTCTATTTTTTTCTAGATTATTACGTTTAAACATAATTAAAGGTGCCATGATTTTACCTTTTAAATCACGGTAATATCCATCTTTTTGATATGATTTCCATTTTTCAGGAGAACCATAAATTACAGGAACAGATAAACGTTCACCATTTTGCATTACAACTGGTCTTATAACTTCATTAAAATAATAAAATACAGCTTCATCAATATCTTGAAGGCCAACTGTAAATGGTTTTACATTATCTCCCTTCCATGAGGTTTGATTTGCTCTAGTAGTTTTAACCCTTTTATTAGGATTACCATACTGAGGGAAATCAGATTTGTGTAGGGATTCGCTTATCTCTTTTTGAGATTTTGGGGTTGGTTTTCTTACAGCCATTATAATCTCTGATTTATTACGTTAACACGATCTGCTGGTACATAATGGCATAAACATTCTACCGCAACATTATACCCGAATTCACTTAAATCAGTTTCTAATGGATTAACTCCATTTGAATCTGTAAAAGGATATTGAGGATCTTTACCAACAAATAATTGGTTCAAGTTTGTATTATCTATTTCCCAATATGCATTTTGCCACATTATGAAGTCTCCAATTTCCGGTTGAACATTAGCATCTACTAAGTCGTCTCTTAAAAATTTAAATACATGAGGCCATTCAAATCCTACTCCAAAATCATCTACTGGAGCTGTTTGATCTTCTCTTTCGATTAAAGCATATAATAAAATAGGTTCTTGAAAGTATCTTCCACTACTTGCTTCACCATATATGTTAGATTTAGTTTCTACAGAGTTTACTTTATATAAAACACATTGTTGAGAAATAATGTTTTGCATCAACTCTCGGTTGACGTATCTAAACATTGAAATATCTCTAGCTTGTCCAAATAATGCCATTATCCTATAAAGATTGTCATTGGTACTTGATTCAATTCATTTACACGAGCATTGGATTCGTTACTTCTTCTTTCAAGTAAAGATTGACGTGATGTTTGATCGAAATAATCTCTCAACCTAGTTAATAATGCTTCTTTTTCGGAAGCTGCTGAACTTACTAAACCGTCTCCATTTAGAGTTACTTCGGCTCCTGGGATAGGAATGGTTGAATATTTGTTACGGACTAAACCTAGCATTTCCTTAGATAAAGCTAATGTATATTCAAATATCCAAGATCTACCTACGGAATTAATTTGGTTGTAGTTAGGATTACCATAAGGAGCATTTGATGTATTTGTTACTCTGTTTATATCGGTACCAAATCCTGAATTTAATCTATCTTCTATTTTAATAAAGTCAAATATTAAATATTGACCATATCCTAAATCATCTATTTCATCACCTATTCCTAATAAATCTGTTCCAGGAACAGGGAAAACGGATAAAATATTATTTACAATGTTGAATGTATAATTTGAAAGTGTCACTGTATTCTGCATTTCAATGGCTTGAATGTTTTGAATAGTGAAACTTGTAGGCATCATTAGATAATTTGTATAACCATATCCCAGGCCATAAACACCTGCAGCTGGGACTCCTCCTAATCCTCCAGGACCTGTACCTAAAAATGGAGAATATAATTGATTAATTGCTGGGGGTGGTTGGTAAAATACATTTTTAATTTCAATTCCACCTGTTATACTTTGAGAAATAGCCCACAACGATAAATCGTAATCTTGAACACCTGGTGTAAGAGGTAATTGACCTTTAAACCAAGTTACATTACCACCGGCTCCTGCTTCTTCACCATATTGTTGAGAAATTCTAACAATACCCGCCATTGTAGGAGTAACTACTGTATTGTTTAATAAAGAGGCAGTTTGTGTTCCTTCTAAACTTAAATAATTATCTCTAATTTGAAAACCATAAAGTTCATTTCCATATACCGTTACTGCTTCTTCAAAGGCCGTATAAAAATTTACTGATTGTAATTCTACGTTTTCAATAGGATATCCTAAACGCAAAGCACAAAATTTTGCTACTTTATCAGCATCAACTTGAAATTGATATTGGTTATCATAGAACCCAAATGGTGTTTGTCCAGGGAAAAATGATGATGAACCGGGCCAGATTGGAATATTTGCCATATTTTTTTTGATTATAAATATTAGCAAAAATTAAATTGTGTTAGATTAAATATTTTAAATCCTTTTATTTTTAATTAAAAAACCTAAAGATAATGTAATTCTAGGGCGTTTACCTTTTACTGTTATACTTCCATGTGGTATTTTTCCAGCTTCACACCTCCATACTGTTTTTTCTTTGAATGAATTAACTGAATTACCATATATAGAGTCTCCACCTTCCTTAGGCCAGGATAATATTACATTATATCGTACATGAGTATAACCGGGAGAATTTACATCTTTATGAAATTGGATGGATCCACCTTCTGAGATATATCCTATATAATCAAGCCAAAAGGGTTCAGGGATCCATTCTTCTATAGATTCAACATCAATTACTCTTTGTTTGATATTTTGTATAAGGGGATATGGATGTTCCTTATGGGTTTTAAATATATAACGTTTACGATGAGAAGCGAATAATTTAGAAAGATTTTTATCAGAAGGTAATGTAAAATTTTGTTCATTTTCACGTACCCAATCCATTAATTGAGTATGTTCATCATTTGTTATAAAATCTTCATAACCCCATGTACCTTGAAATTGAATATGTTTCATTAATGATAACTATTCAATTAAAGTATTTTTAAATCTCTTCAATAATTTGGGCAACGTCAAACATTTCTTCTAAACTAAAATATGGACATTCATGAGTTATACCCTCAAATGAATAATCAAATAAATAGGAATCTACTAATTTAACAGCATTTGATGGTGGGTTAGCTTCAATATTTTTATGCATTGGATATCCAAAGTTTTTAGCTGATGTTCCAATCCAAAATACATTTGATGGGAGATTTAATGCGGTGGCAGCATGTTGTAAGGATGAATCAATTAATACACGTTTATCGCTTACAGCTAATAATGCAAATAAATCCATTGCTTGTAATGGTTGGTCAATTATTTCGGCCCCTTCAATTTTTAATGAAGATGGTTTACATACTTGAATAATATGGTGAGTTTCTCTATATTTATCTGCAATTTGTTTAGAGATCATATAAGGGATATCTCGGGTCCAAGAATATTCTAGATTACTATTTAAAGGCCCTCCATTGGTTTGTATTAAAAGAATAGGTTTCTCTCGTTGCCATTTAATAGAATTTCTTTGTTGTATAAAGTTAAAGTTTAAAAATGGTGTTTGAAACGTATATTTAATATCTAATAATTTACACCAGTTTGCAATTAAGTGTTTGTTTTTTAAGATATGTTGTGTTTCAAAGTACGGTTCATGTCTAAAAATTAATGTATCTTTATCCTTGATATAATCATCATAAAAATACTGAGTGGATCCCATTTTATAAACACGATGAGCATCGGGATGATTTAAAAATACTTCTGGGTAGGAAGCAACTACGATGATTTTTCTATCGTAATATGTTTCTTGTAAAGAAGTTAATAAAGAGGTAGCGGCAACATTTTTACCTAATCCTCCTTCAATATGCCAAACTATATATTTTTCTTCCATAATTTTTTATTTCCTATTTTGATATATTTGTACCATACTCGTTCATGGAAAAAGTAGATAACTGGTTTTAATAATAATTCTCCAACACCTAGTAATGAAGATAGTTCAATAGATGCACCTAATGAATAAGCCACAATTACTGTTGTTAAAGTTCCTAAAATACGATAAGAAAGGGTTTTTAATATATGGCGAGTCATAACAGCATCTTCTTTTACTGTAGTAACATATGCTATATTATTTTCAATACATACATATCCTTCACAACTAACATGCCATTTATATTCTCCAATTTCTTCCATCCAATCCATTGTTGTATAAGTATGTCCATTGATAATGATATCAGATACTAACATTTCACTTCCATTAGTGATTAGTCTCCAACGTTCAGTATCATTGGTACTGTTAACATTAAATCGGATTTGAAATTTTTTTATTTCCATTTTCATAACTTGCCTTCTTTACGCATTTGTTCTCTAACTTTAGTAGCTGAAATTTCAGCTACAGATGTGGGAGGAATATGCTCAATAATATCGTAACCAACTCCTCTACCAAACTCAACCGAACATATGTCAGGAATAATACTAACTTTAACTCGACCTTGTCCACAAAGTTCTTTATATTCGTTCCCAATATTTTCAAGTACTTCTTGAGCATTAAATGGGTTTGATTCTGTTGTTTCAACATCTCTGATTGCAATCCAAACATTTTTACCTTCATCTAAAGCTTGTTGGAATAATGATTTATGTCCATCATGTAGTGGTTGCCAACGACCAATAAACATTGCATATTGATTCGGTTTAGATTCCAGTGATGATTGTACGTGTACTTTTTTGCTCCAATTTTGCATAACTTTTTATTTTATTTAAACATTCTTCAACTGAAATGTTTGTTGTGTCTAAATCGAGGTAATTTTCTGTTGGTTGTTGGTAATTTTCAACATGAAAGTTTTCTCTACCTCTTATTTCGGTAGTATGAATATAAAACTCTTTTATGGAATCTCCAAGTTTTGTTTTAAATTCTTCACGTTGATCTTGATAAGGGGAAACTAAAGATACAACTACATTACATCCTTTGTTGTGTAAAAAATGAGATAATTGTTGGGCTAATTCAATATTTTTACGGCGACCTGCCTCGCTATAATCTTTATTATCGAATATAGCACGCAGGTCATCTCCGTCAATATGAAATGTATTATCTAATTCTTGCTTTAAAGCAGATGCTAAAACTGTTTTACCATGTCCAGGTTGACCTGTAAACCAATATATCATAACTTTTTAATTATTTTATGCTACGTAGGCTTTTCCAGCAGTAATACATGCATTAATATCAGTTGTTTGTTGTTCTGTGCATCCCGCTACAAACCAATCTTTACCTATCATAATTTCAAGGTGTTCAACGTTGCGTTTTACACTGTCTTTACGGTTGTCCGTTACTTCTTTAGTGATTTCGTCATTAATTAAATTAACTGAATCAAATGCTGCATTAATGTGTTGTTGGACTTGTTCTGGTGTTTGTGTTTCTTCCATTTTGTTTTTATTTATAAATATTAAATATAGTTAAAAGCTCTAAAATACCAATCATAATGTTCGCGTAAACGATTACTATTTTCTTTTCCTAATATCTGAATGTAATCGTTTTTAACTGGTTTTACTTGGGGTTGGATCGTATGATCTCCAAAAATACCATGGATAACATCATTTTCATGAGTTAATTGCTCAACATTGTTAAAATCATGTTTAAAATATGGTAATCCTAAATATTGGTAAATTCGTTTAAGTTCGGTTTCAGGATCTGTTGTTAAATCTTCAAATCGAACAAATAAAATTTCATTTTCTTTACCACGTTGAAATACTTCAGATAACCATTCTAAAGAAGGTCCAATAGGAACATTAACTGAGAACCAGTCAATACGAGCATTTGTAGTCATATTTTTTAGTTCAGCACCATTTACAATTCCTGGGTCTTTATCTGGGTTTTTTCTAAAGTTTTTTTCCATTGATGAAAATATAGCTCTTAAATCACGAACCATACAAATCATTTTTGGAGTTTCATCAGTAAAAAATTCAATAAATTCAGAATGACCTAACCATCCTCTACTTTTTTCCATTACGTAAGGACGATCGGTTATACCGTTATAAAACCCGTGTAATCCAGCTTTACAGAAATGTTTAAAACCGGATTTCATAGTTTCAGGGTCTTGGGCGCGAAATGCATCTCCAGTTGTATAAATGCTTCTTGCATTTAATAAAAATTCTATAACACCTGATGTAGGAGTTGAATATATATCTGGGTTTTGCATTAAAATGTTTTGGATCAAAGTTGATCCTGCTCGAGGCATTGAGGGGTTATAAAAAACTTTTTGTACCATAGATTTATTTGTTTTGTATTAATATAATGATTTTTTTTTGATTTTCCAAACTATTTTAAGCAAGAAGTATTTTCTGTGCAACTCCATTAATTACTACAGACCATGTTTTAGTTGTTGAACAAGTTTCTGTGGTTACTGCTCCTGCAATTGTTCCTGAACTACCTACTACAAATTGATTATTTCCAGTTGCTGTTGCTCCTGTTCCTAAAATAACTGAATTGGAGAAATTTCCTGAAACTGTTGAATTACCTATTGCTACATTATTTGTCCCAGTTATGTGTTTAAGTAAAGCACTATTACCAATTGCTATATTAAATCCAGCACCGGCTGTATTATATAAAGCACGGTAACCCATTGCGATATTACAACAAGCGGTTGAAGCATTGCGTAAAGTTTCAAAACCTATTGCTACATTTCGATTTCCTGTTGTATTATAACGTAAAGCATTAGAACCTACTGCTACGTTTTGACCTCCAGTTGTATTACGATATAAAGGAAATATACCACCTATTGCTGTATTATTATCTCCGGTTGTATTACGTCTTAAAGCACCTCCACCTATAGCTGTATTGGAATTAGCGGTTGTATTTTCACGTAAAGCAGCATTACCTATAGCTAAATTGAAACATCCGGTTGTATTACGATACATTGTACAACCACCTATTGCTAAATTACAATATCCGGTTGTATTATAACGTAAAGTTTGGCAACCAATTGCAAGATTTTGACATCCAGTTGTATTACAATTTGAAGAAAGCCACCCTAGTGATATATTATGATTTCCAGTTGTATTTTGTCGTAAAACTTGAGCTCCTACTGCTATGTTACAAGCTCCTGTTGTATTAAATCGTAAAGCCTCAGGGCCTATTGCTGTATTGTTACAGGCTGTTGTATTACAGCATAAAGCAAGAGTACCTATTGCTGTGTTAGAAGTACCAGTTGTATTACAAAGTAATGCACGGCCACCTACTGCATGGTTATGACATCCCGTGGTATTGTTACGTAAAGCATAACAACCTATTGCTGTATTACAACCTCCAGTTGTATTAGCACATAAAGCAGTAGCACCTATTGCTGTATTATATGCTCCGGTAGTGTTACGATACAAAGCATTAAATCCTATTGCGATATTATAGACTGCGGATGTATTGGATTTTAAAGCATAAGCACCTATTGCAACATTGTTGTATCCTCCTGCGTTGTCTTCTAAAGCACGTCTACCTATTGCGACATTCTGGCATGCTGTTGTATTACTATATAAAGCCTTAAATCCTATTGCTGTATTACTTCCTCCAGTTGTGTTGCGAGATAACGATCCAGAACCTATTGCTATATTATTTACTCCTGTAGAGGTTGTGTTAAATGCTGTAGTTGCGCCGATTGAAACATTAGTTATGGTACTTCCACCCCCACGTCCAACAAGTAATCCATTAATTGATCCTGTTACACCTAATGAACCTGTAATTTGGGCTGAACCAGTGAATGGGAACGCTCCTCCTCCACCTACTACTGCTAAGGCAACTGATGCTGTACCAAATAATGAACCCGTAAATCCAGCTGAGGTTAATTGTCCAAAAATACAGGCACGTGTAGTACTTGAATTACCAATTACAGTTGTATTTGAACCTGATCCTATTGCATCAAAACCAATTACAATTTCATTAGTATCACCGCTTGTTGCTGGTCTAGTATTATGACCTAAAAGAACTGAGTTGCATAAAGATGTTATGTAGCCTCCTCCTGGGGTATTTCGACCAGCATATCGACCTATTGCTACGTTTTGGGTTCCGGTTGTAATTCTATTTAAAGCTTGGAAACCTATTGCTGTATTTCTTCCTCCGGTTGTATTAAAGAATAAAGCTTGAGAACCAATTGCTATATTTTGATATCCAGTTGTATTACAACGTAAAGCACGATCACCTACTGCTGTATTAACAGTACCAGTGGTATTACCAGCTAAAGTATTGTAACCTATTGCTGTATTACTACATGAAAAATTGCCGTAGTTACAACGTAATGCATTATAACCTACTGCTGTATTACTACCACCGTTTCCATTGGATTGTAAAGCGTTATAACCTACTGCTGTATTACAATTACCATTGTAATTATTACATAAAGCAAATTTACCTATTGCGGTATTACGTTGTCCAGTAGAATTATTAAATAAAGCCCTATAACCTATTGCGACAATACTATTAGCAGGTGCACCCGTTAAACCATTTCTCCATAAAGCCTCACGACCTATCGCTACGTTATAATTTCCTGAGCGGTTCTGGGTGGATGCTCCAATACCTATTGCTACGTTAAAACGTCCAGTTGTATTGTTATATAAAGATCTAGCACCTATTGCTGTATTGCAATATCCGGTTGTATTCAAACGCAAAGAGTGTCTACCTATTGCTGTATTGTATTGTCCGGTTGTATTGGAATTTAAAGCATAAGAACCTATTGCTGTGTTATTTTGCCCAGTTGTATTAGAAATTAAAGCACGATAACCGATTGCTGTATTTCTTTTTCCGGTTGAATTACTATATAAAGCATTATTTCCAATTGCTGTATTTTGGAATCCTTCTGTATTACAACGTAAAGTATTTAATCCTAATGCTACATTATTTTTAGAATATAGAAATTTGTCATTAAAACTAGGCCAACTGGTTGGGGTAGCAGCGCACGTATTTCTACCAGAATTATAACCTATAAATACGTTACAATCTGTACCTGTATATGTGTTATAGTATCTAAAATAACCACCATATTCTTCTGAAATGTACTGGCAGGTGAGGGTTAATTTGGTTCCAAGAGTACATCCTGCATTAGTTCCTATTGCAATATTTTGTTGCGTAGTTTGAGATGAGGATCCAGTTACACCGTATCCTGCTCGATATCCTATAAGAAGATTATTATTACTTCCCAATAATCGTGAACCTGCTCTAGTTCCTATAGCAACACTAGTAGTGACTGATCCTGATTGTAATGTTCGGTATCCTATTGCTACGTTACCATTAGCTGTAGTATTACTACATAAAGCATTTTGGCCAATTGCAATATTTCGGCTACCTGAAGTAGTTGCTCTTAAAGTAGATTGACCTATTGCTATATTATTTGATCCACTGTTTAAGTTTAACATTGAACCTGAACCAAGAGCAATGTTATTGATTGCGGCTGTATTTAAACTTGAGGAGAATGCTGTTGTTAATCCTATTGAAATGTTAGATGCACCGTTTGCGCCTCCATTACCTTTCCCAATAAGTAAATCATTGATTGATCCTGTTACACCTAATGAACCTGTTATTTGTGCTGAGCCTGTGAATGGGAATGAAGCGCCACCACCAGGAGCCCAAGAAGCAGATGTAGCAAATGAAGCGGTACCAAATAAGGAACCTGTAAATCCACCTGCTGTTAACTGTCCAAAAATGCAAGCTCTAGTAGTAGATGAATTACCAATTACGGTAGTGTTAGATCCCAGACCTACTGCATTAGCACCAATTACGATTTCATTAATATCACCTGTAGTATTTAATGGTTTAGTATTAGTACCTATAATAATTGAGCTACTTAAAGATGTTACTGCATTTGATGTGCTGTTTGCACTAGCAGCATTTGTTCCTAATACGACGTTGAAGTTTCCGGTTGTATTATTACTTAAAGCACATATACCAATTGCTGTGTTGTAGCATCCATTTGTGTTTGAATATGACGCTTTAAATCCTAGAGCTATATTATTACCACCGGTCCATATACATGCAGATTCAGTAGATCCGTCATATTCATAAGTTCCTCGAAGTGCATATTTACCTACGGCAATGTTATTAGATGCATTAGAATAAATTAAAGTATTTCTACCTATTGCTGTATTATAACCTCCAGTAGTACTGCGTAATAAAGCAAATCGTCCTATTGCTACATTGCTTTGTCCGGAAGTGTTTACTTGTAAAGCTGATTGTCCTATTGCTATATTTGTTCCACCAGTTGTATTTTGTCGTAAAGCACCTATACCTATTGCTGTATTAGCATATCCAGTTGTATTAAATCGTAAAACTCCATAACCTATTGCTGTGTTGGCAGTTGCGGTAGTATTGTATTGCAACGCTGATCGACCTAATGCAATGTTAAAGTTCCCACTCGTATTATTATATAACGTACTTCGTCCTAGCGCTATATTGTCTTGTCCATTTCTATTACAATATAAAGCATTTCGACCTATTGCGGTATTATCAGGTCCGGTTGTACTGTTGCGTAATGTATTTAATCCTATTGCGATATTATAATTTGCAGCGTTTGAACTACTAAAGGCTGTTGTTGATCCAATTGAAATATTAGATGGAAAATTACCATTTCCTCTTCCAACAAATAATCCATTAATTGAACCTGTTACACCTAATGAACCGGTAATACTAGCAGAA